CGGGAAAAGCACTGAATACATTGTCTGTTGCGTCACCGCGCATACATTTTTTAAATAGCAAAAATTGTGGATCCTCTAATAGTTTAGGATTCTTTTCTTTATCTTTTACTGGACGATCTTTGTCATCAAAGTAACCTTCCAATGTGATTAGTTCTCCAGTGACACCCGAATATTGTTTCACTTTGTGAGTAATTAATTGTAGGTAATCTGTATCCGTTGAAATGATAAAATGTTCATCTTCTGGGTGCAAGTGAATGAAACGTGCAATTAAATCATCAGCCTCAGCCTTTGGATCACGTAGGACACTTACGTTTGTTTTCTCTTTGAGAAATTGGATGAAGGTATCGTATGTTTCCCAAAATAATTTATTTTCTTCAACCTCAGCTACTGTTTGAGACAAGGTATCTACTACACGATTCTTTTTGTACGGAGCGTAGTAGGACTTCCTCCACGATTTCCCCTCCAAGCAAAATGCCACATGATCAATTCCAAAACGTTTCACCACTTGATTGGTGCTAGCCAATGTAAGATGAAGGGCCATTCCAATCTTCTCTTCCACTGTACTACTGCGTGATGCAATGTGACGGGCACGAAAAAAAGTATTTGCAGTATCTATGAGGGCGTATTTGTGTGTCATATATGTATTATATACTACTATTTAATAGAAGTCAAACTTACTGCTTCCCAAAAGAATAGACATTCAAATAATCTTTTTGGCGTTGAGTTTTTAACGTATGTACATTAGGGCAAACAGTGGCATGATTAGAAGGATCATTGTTATAACGATTTCCGTCAATATGATCTACTTGTAATGAAGATTTCCAATTTTCAATGAAGTCACCTAATTTGGTAGTATCATCACCGTACTGTTCAATATACCCTTTAATCGCTTGCTCAAAGCAAACACCTTTACAGGCTTCGCAATGGTCCTTACGAAACAATTGATTTAATTGTCCTCGGTCAAATGCAAGACGCAATCCGGAAATTAACTTTTTTGGATCCTTACTGCCAAAAACACCTTTCAGAATATAGTCAATTCCTTCAAGCATCGGAAAAGTATTTTCGGTGTAAAATTCTTCCACTAATTGCATTATTTCAGTATCTTGCGGCAAGATAGCAAATGATGTAGATAGCAATGAATAATAAGAACAGATTAATGATTTTACATCATCAGATACTTTCATTTTACGAATAAAATCAATTCCAGTGTCATGGTCCCTAAAGAAGGGTAGCCGACAAGTACGTGCGACAAATTGAGTATAGTTATTGTGAACTCTTTGTTGCGCGGGCACTTTGCAAACTACTGCGGTAATCAGCCTAGGAATGTTGATACCCATTTTTCCCGAATCAACTACAACCATTACCAATGGTTTATTTACATATTCTGGCTTGTTAGCTAGTTTGATACCGTCGCTCATGCGTTTGATTTTCATTCCATCAAAATGTTTTTCTTTGGAAGTAGAAACAAATAATACAGCACCGATACGTTTAACAAAACCCTTAACATCTTTCATCACTCCGTCGATTGGAATGCCGTTGACTGCATTGTTACGCCCAAGACTAATGATAATACCCGGCATCATTTTTGGGATTTTATCTTGAACAGAATCCCAAACAGATGCGGGAATCAAAACTTGTTGATTACGAATTTCGTTAACTTGCCAAGAAAAAGTTTTATATGCGGCTTCTAATGTTTTGGCATCGTAGGCAACTGAACATATTTGTCAGCACCCACTAAAGTTTTCATGCATTGACTTTGTGTAGGTGTTGCAGTCAAGTGAATGATGACAGTTCCGCAATTCATCATAGCAGTTTGCATATCAAACCATTTTGGTTCCCAATTATTATTAGTAGTACCTTGATCTTCCTTAGTAGTAGAAGCATCCGGAACACCTAATCCACGATGAGCCTCATCATTGAAAATCAAATCGGGCAACATCAAATCAAATTCATCAGGGTTTGATGGGTCAAAACTTTCATATAGACCATACATATATTGCGTAGTCATAAAAAAGTAACGAACATCTCCTGGCAAATCAATCTCATTTTCCAATGCGTATTTTAGTTGTTTACTATCGTAAACTTTAACTAGTTTATTGCCGATGTAAGTACCATCATACTTCATCATGCTTTCAAGTGGTTCGTCAACACATTCTTGCGAAGGTGCTGCAAAAAAGATGTTTTTAAACTTTTTGAATTTTTGTGCGATTAAAATTGAGGTGTAGTTTGTAATTGTAAAACTTTTGCCGCTGCCTGTTGGGGCTTGTACTACAATGGCTTTCTTAGCTGTAGACTTCAATACCTTTTCAATTGCGTCAATTACATTATCAACTAAATACTCTTGTTGCAATGGCTCGATAGCTGCGACTAATATAGAATCTACTGCTACTGCTAATAACTGTTTACGTATCATAAAAACTCCTGTAATTAACTGATTAAGACTATATTATATACCCAAAACCATTTAATGTCAAGCCCGATACGTAGAGTAATTTCGGATTTTGCTTTGTTTATTAGCATGGCTTTCGTTGAATTTAATCTCATAGCCTCGCTGGCGTAGTGCGTTAACCAGTAACGACAAATCACAGTCCTCTTCCAAGAAAGCATTGGTACCATTTTGATAGCTGTAAGTAGAAATCTTATCGGCAATACCAAGTTGAACCAACTTTGCTTTGGGGAAGCGGGCCCATGCATGTCCTGGATCTGCGAAAACTTTGATAGAGATTTTTTTAGCCATTGTGTAGTCCATTAATTAACTGTTTAAGAGTCTATTATATACCCAAAACCATTTGTTGTCAACCTACGGTCTCTATTCCGTATTCGCTACGACGGTCAATGCCTTCGTGTGGACAGTATATCTCGCTTAGTGCCCAGCATTGTTTAAACTCAGCCTCGTGACCAGGGACATCTTGTGTTGAGTAGAACTCAGCCGACATGAGCCTGGCAAAAATGTGATCAGGTGCATCCAGTTCAAAGACACAATGGAAATCGTGCATCTGCAGGACTTCCTTGACAAATTCCGGTGTGAAATAGAGGTATGTCTGTTGCATAATACTGTCCATTAATTAACTGTCTAAGTATATATTATATACCCAAAACCATTTAATGTCAACCGTTAATTGCCTGACGGAGACTTAATGAGTTCAGTAGAGTATTGCGGTAGGCGATTGTCTGTACTGATAAATCCTACATTTTTATCATTCTCAAGTTTGGCTGTTCTGGCCCGTAGTTCACTTGAACTATAATTATGTTGACGTTTATGATAGTGTAACTCAATCCCATTATTAATACACCATTGTTTACCTGTAAAGTCCCTATTCAAATATTCATCACTCAAGAACCGTAAGTGAATAGTTTGAGTTTGTATAAGTTGTAACAGATCGTATTCGGTTTCGTAAATGAGAATTTCATCTACATACCTACAAGCCTGTAATTGTACATACCGTTCATATGCACTTTGTACAGGTTGATTTTTAACACCCGGACGATCAACAGTAGGATCAATTTGCAATGCTACAATAAGATAATCACATAATTGTTTTTCCATCTTTAACATGGTCACATGACCTGCGTGTAAAAAATCAAAACTACTACAATTAAATCCAATTTTCACGCTGAATCCTTTTTAGATAAATGAGGAGAGCCGTCAACCGGCCATTCAATTCCATAGTTGTTCCATGTGAAGTTTTCTTCTGCTGCTTTATTATATGGAGCATCTACTATATATTGTACTATTGCTTCGTCTGATAATACTAGATATCCGTGGGCGTATTGTGGAGGAATTAATAATGCATTTGTATTATCTAGAAAAATCCCAAACCATTTGCCAGATTCTGGTTCAAGTGCTACATCAAATATACTACCATAAACTGGCATTATCAGCTTGTATTGATTTTGTCTATGCATGCCGCGCAACACATCACGTTTGGAACTGGCAATATTCAATTGCCGAAAATTACCACGCATCTGGTCGTGATTGATCTTCCATAGTTCACAAAAGTCACCTCGACTATCTTTGTATTTTGTATGTTCAATTATTTGTAATCCAGGTAACATTTCGCCGGACATAAGTTGATTATTCATTTTATTTCATCAGTAGACCCATTAGAATTAGCTTTTCCAAGTGGTCTATTGCTTTGTTAATAACATCTACATGAGTTTGAGTAAAGTTTGTAGTACGCAACCTACGCCCATTTACTTCAAGTTTGCTCAATTCAGTTACCATAAGTTGTATGTTTGTATACATCTTTTTCAAATCTGGATTATAACCTATTGTATGGAGATCGGTTTTTAGTTTATCCGATACTTCTTGCCAATCTAAAGCAGTTTGAATTTGCATACTAGTAGTATACTCCCTTTTGATATTTATGTCAACTATTTACCCAACCCAAGTTTGATGCAGAGGTAAAAAAAAGAGCCTTTCGGCTCTTAGTGCTGGTTACGAGTTCCAGCTTCCGCTCAATCTTGCGGTCGGTTTACTGTAGTGCTAACCTTTTCCAGTCTGCACGAATCTTGTTTTTCACTGCTAGCGGCAATGCAACATAATCTAAGTCATCTGCTGCTTTATCGCCATTAATAAACGCCCAATCAAAGAAGTTGATAGCAGTTTTAGATGCAGCAGCATCACTTGGTTTGATATGCACAAGAATGAATGTAGCTCCACTGATTGGCCACGCTTCTTTTCCCCCTTGATTAGTCAATATCTGATAGTATGTTTTATTCCAATCAGCATTCGCGGCTGCTGCTTTAAATGAATCTTCAGTTGGTGCTACCCAATTTCCAACACTGTTCTGTACATTAACCCAGTTCATCTTGGTTTGTTTTACATAAGCAAACTCAACATATCCCAATGTACCAGGTAACTGACGAACCATAGCAGCAACACCTTCATTACCTTTTCCGCCTGCTCCTACTTTCCAATTAACAGCAGTACCGTCACCAATAGTGTCTTTAAATTCTTTGCTGACTTTGCTAAGATAGTTAGTCCAGATAAATGTAGTTCCAGACCCATCTGCACGACGAACTACTGTGATAGCTTGCTCAGGTAATGCTAATGTAGGATTTAATACCTTGATAGCATTATCATTCCATTTAGTGATTTTTCCTAAAAAGATATCAGCGATAACTGTGCCTGTTAGTCGTAACTGTCCTGGCTCAATCCCTTTAAGATTAATAACTGGAACAACTCCACCAATTACTGTTGGGAATTGAAATAGTCCACTTTCTTTTAATTTCTCATCTGTCAGTGGCATATCACTTGCACCAAATGTAACTGTCCTAGCTTCAATTTGTTTGATGCCCGCACCTGATCCTACTGATTGGTAGTTGATGCGGATGTTAGTAGCTTTATTATATTCACTTGCCCACTTAGAATACAAAGGAGCCGGGAATGTTGCCCCGGCTCCTGTAATTTCTTGTGCCGATACCGTGACTGCTATCATTGCCAGCAATGTTGCAAATAATTTTTTCATGTAATCTCCTTTTATATGTTACACAAATATTTAGCGATAATATTGTGACAGTAATATTACATGTGGTTGAAGGGGCTTTAACGCCCCTTCATAATCAATATGATTAGATTAGATTAGAAATTGTGTTCTAGACCTAATGCGTACTTGGTAGTTGTTACTACTGCGTCTTCTTTAAGATAACGAGCATGAACCATTGTACGCTTACTTAAACTATATGAAGCGCCCAAGTCAAATGCCTTAGTTGTATCATTTGTGCCATAGCTAGCAAGTGCCATCAATGAAGAAGTCAATGGATGATTAACACCAATACTCTTACCACTTGAAGTTACGTTAGCAACTTTGTCATCAGAATATGTAGCAAAAACCATAGTACCTGTGTTAGCAACATTAACTTTTGCACCATAGATGGTTGAAGTACTAGTTGAGCCATTATCAAAATTTGCTACAGTAGCACTGATTGGACCACTACTAAATTCAATACCAATAGCTTGTGCGTTTGTAACACCTGCCGCTTCGCTATTACTGATTACATAATTAGCAGATAATCCATTAATGGGCGTAACTGAAGCGAATACAGCATTACTTAATCGTGAACCTTGAGCAGCATGAATTACAGCGGCGCTTGAACCGTATGTATTACCCATTGCATCATAGTTATCAAGTGTACGTGC